ATATTGGTGCTCGGCTTTCTTCTGACACCCTTAAAGGGGGTGTGGGGGTGTAACCCACAGGTATGAAACAATGAATATATATGAAATGCTAATGGATAAGTGGCAATTTAAAAATAAAACAATAAAATTATTTGAAGCATTTTCCGGATATGGTTCACAACAAATGGCGTTAAAAAATTTAGGTTGTAAAATAGAAGCCATAGGGATGAGTGATTGGTGGATAACTGCAAATATAGCTTATAATATAGTTCACGCAGAAAAAAAAGAAGTTGATTATATAGAAGACAAAGAACATCTTATAGAAGAACTACTTAGATACGGTCTTAGTGGGGATGATAAAGTTCCTATGTCATACAACAAGTATGAAAGAAAAACATTAAAGGAGCTGAACTACATAAGAAAAATCATCATTCAAAACAAAAATTACGGAGCTATTGGGACGTTTTCGAGATTACCTAAAGATATAGATATATGTACATGGAGTTTTCCATGTCAAGATATTTCATTAGCTGGTAAACAAAAAGGTATGGTAGACGGTTCTAAGTCTAATTACGGATATATATTTTTAGAAACCGTAGAAGAAACTCCATATGAAGAGAGACCTAAAATGTTACTAATGGAAAACGTAAGAGCATTATTTAGCGAAACATTTAGGGCGGATTGGAGAGAAATCCAATTTAGGTTAGAAAAAATGGGTTATACAAATTATGCCGAAATACTAAACGCTAAGGATTACGGAATGCCACAAAACAGAGATAGAGTATTTATCGTTAGCATTTTGGGAGAACATTACTATGAGTTCCCACAAAAAACTATATTAAATAAAACCATGAAACAATATTTAGAAGAAAATGTAGACGAGAAATATTATCTTAAAAAAACTATATTGAATGCGTTTTTGTCCAAAGGTACTGGAAAATATTCAAGAAGAGAGAGATTCTTACAAAACATAACAAAACAAACGGATATAGCGAACGCAATAACAACTAGAAGTGGAGAAAGACCCGTAGATAACTTTATACTTGTTCCTGAAAAGTCACTGAAAGGGTATGCAGAAGCTAGAGACGGAGATGGCATATATATTGATCGACCACATCAAAAAGGAGGTGTTGTTCAAAAAGGTATGATTCAAACCATTAAGACACAAATGCATGATTTAGGTGTGGTAGAAAAATCCGATAAACAATGGGAAGGGAATGTAAAACCGTTTGAAGTTGTTGAAATAGATGAAAAAGCGTACATAGTTATGAGCGACGGCTTTCAATTGTCAAGGATACGCAAACTTACGCCGAGAGAAGTATTTAGATTAATGGGTGTAGGAGAGAGAGAGATAGATTTAATATTGTCAGTAGTAACAGACAATCAAGCCTATAAACTTGGGGGGAACAGTATAGTTGTTGAGGTACTAGAAAAAATATTCAAAACTGTAGTACCAAATCACTGTTGACAGAGATTGAAACACCATGATACAATGAAAGTACAGGATGATATCCCGCATTCTGTGTCCTTTCTTAGATTTCATAGAAAATAGGCGAATTTAACGTCTATTTTTTATTATGTTGAAAATAAAAAAATAAAGTGGTATAGTGTAATTAAACAAACACATGACGACTAGTGAGTCGGTTTTAGTGTATATGCCACATATAGCATAGAAAGGGATCTAAAATGAAAATAAACGAAATCAAGAACGAGTTTGAAGAAACAAAAGAAAACCTATTTCAAACCCTGGATGAAAAGGTAGCTGCTTTAGAGGTAACAAAAGAAGAATTAGAGGAATACAAAAAACATCTAATTGAAAAGAAGTTGCCTTCTGATCGCATTGAACTAGAATTAAAGAGATACCACATCATCAAAAAACTAGACTTCGTATTAAACGAGGATAACATCCACAAACAACTAGATGTCGCAATTGCCTTTTTAGACAAAGCAATTAAACATATAACACAAAATTAACATAAATATAACATACCACGTAAATAAGGGGGTGTAGATAGTGGCTACATCAAGAACACGAAGCAAAGACTTCTGGTTGTCCCAAGAGGGACTTACACTCATCTCTGGGTGGGCTCGCGACGGTCTCAATAATGAACAGCTCGCACAAAGCATGGGTATAGGTGAATCTACCCTATATACATGGCAGTCTAAACATAAAGAGATTAAAGAGGCTATAAAGAAGAATAAAGAGATCATAGATTATGAAGTAGAAAACACAGCTCTTAAGATTGCTTTAGGTTATAGCCAAGAACTAACAGATAAAAAATACGAAATGGTCAATGGCAAAAAGAAGCTTGTTGAAATCAAAGTCAGAACTGTATACTTCGCGCCGAATGTCGCAATGCTTATCTTCTGGATGAAAAACAGAATGGGCGACAAGTGGAGAGAAAAGCTAGAAGACAAAGATATGGATACAATCAAAGCACTAGCTGGCGGATTTGACGCAATCGCTAAAATGGGTCGCTAAAATGATAAATTCATTTGCTGACTTAATCATCACTCAAAAATGGGTCGATACGCTAAAAGATGAGTCGCAAGTTATATTTCTAGAAGGTCCGTCACAAACGAGTAAAACAACCTTAGCGGGTATTAAGCTTGTGTATGAAGCATTTAGAAGCCCTAAAGGTCAAACACTTTTGTTCTTATGTGGTGAATCAAGCGGCACATTGTATCGTAACTTCATTGACAAAGAAACAAGTATTACAAAGTTATTCAAAGGCGCAGTCAGACATGTTGGCGGAAGTCAACGCGGTGGCGAGCGTATCGAAATAGATGTAGCATACGGAGATTACGTTGAAACAAAAAACGTCTACATGGTTGGCTATAAAACAATAGCTAGTGAAGACAAGATACTAGGTGGTAGTCCGTATCTGATGTTATTAGATGAAGCAAACAAAGCACATCCTAATTTCATCAAACAAGCGATTACACGCGTTGCTTCTGTTGGCATGAAACTTATAGCAACATCTAACGGTGATGATCCAGATTTAGAATTATACAGTTATCTAAACGCATGTAGACCTCACGAAGCTTACATAGACGACGTACCGCTATCTACTATTGAGCAAATGAAAGAAGTTCCACACAAAGAAGGTTGGTCGTATTGGTTCTTTGCTTTAGAAGATAGACCAGGTGCAACTGCAGCGTGGATTAACCGTATGCATAACACACACCCTAAAGGATCGTTTTACTACAATGCATTTGTTTTAGGCATTAGAGGTGCGACAGACGGCGTACTCTATGGTCATCTACTCAAAAAAAGCCATATCGTTGATGAACGCAGAATCAACTTTAATTCCATCATTGAACTTCAATGTGGTGTTGACGTTGGGAGTGGTGGATCAAGCGCAACAAAAGAAAATGCTAAAACAATATTTGTATTAGTCGCATATAGCAAAGAGTATCAAAGAACAATTGTGTTAGACGCTTATGAATCAAAAGAAGTGTCACATGCTAGGACATTAGAGGAACTATATATGTTTTTAAAAGATTGGGTCATGATGTTTGGCCACAGATTCCGTTCTATCTGGATTGATAGCGCAGAACGTGCTTTAATTGAAACAGCTAGAGGTAAAGAAAGCCAAGTACAAAAACTAGGTGTTACAATACAAGGGTCAATTAAAAACACAAAAACAGTAACAGCTAAGTCAAGGGTTGCGCTCAAAGAACAACTTATATATAACGATCGTTTGTTATTCAGCACACGAGATGGCGCTTTAGAGGTCAGGAAACAACTCGCTAAGGTAAAAGGTCACATGGGTGAAACAATCGACGACAACGAGCTTCACAATGACTACAATGACGCGTTAGACTATGCACTTACGCCTAACATGACAAGATTATTAAGGAGAAGATAACATGGGATATGGATTTAACCTAAAGAACGTGTCACTACTGCACGACCTACAATCAAATGAAAGATATCAATTTAACTTGTATCGAAACCGCGTATTTTTAACCGGCAACGCTGCAGTTGTGCAAAAGTTTTACAAGGTTGACGCACCTACCTTAATAGACGATCAATGGGAAAGAAACCAAATCAGACAGTCATATCTCTATCGAAGCAAGACTGATGAGGCACTTGTGTTCTATGGAATCATTAAGATGATCAATGACGCATATGTTCGTTTGGTTTGTTCTAATGGCTTCAATGTCAAAGTGTCTAAGAAAGACGGTCAAGAAGATGTCGAGAAAACAAAAATACTCGAAAAAATACTAGACTTCAACAGCTTCAAATCTAATAAGTGGATGATTGGCGAATCACTGCAAAGCGGACTTGGTCATTTCGCCTATAAGACAGCGATAGACACGGATATAAGCAAAGATTATCCAATCATTGAAATAGTAGAGCCAGAATACATCGAAGTCATTAAAAAAAGAGATTTCGTTGTAGGCTACATATTCAAGCAGCGAAAGACTGTTGGTGACAGACAATATGAACTTCGAGAGCTATGGGAAAAAGAAGGCACTGTAACAATAACATATCAATTATGGGATGTTACTGATAAGCCTGTTCAAATGGAGTGGTACAAAGAAACAGAAATCCTAAAATCATTTGGCATGGAAGAATCAGACGAAGTTGTTATGGACTTTGACACCCTGGATATGATACCTGTTTTACTTAAGACAAACACAGGGTATAACAGCTGGTTCTTAACATCTAGCTTTGGAGAAGCAGACACTCAAGGATTAGACAAGCTTGAAGATACCCTCACAGAGATTTTATCAAGTCTTGCTACAGAAATACGCAAGGCACGTGTTAGAGTCCTTGTGGCCGAAGATTTGATACCACATAATGAGAACGGCGCACAGGTTGGAGAGTACGAGAGAGCACTCAAAGACTATGAGGTTATACGTGGTGATCTAAACGACGCTAAAAACTTAATTCAATATGTTCAAGGTGATATTAACGCTGAAAAGTATTTGGAAGTATCAAAGCAATATATCGCTAATGCAATCAACAAAGCAAAGCTACACCCTATCACTGTTGGTATAACAGGACTAGAGAGTATTGTCTCAAGTGCTGAATCTCAAGTCGAACGCGAAAAGACATCTATCAGAACGAGAGAACTTAAACTAAATGGTTGGCGTGAAGGCTTTCAACACTACTTCAATGGGTTGCTAAAGAGTTATGATCTCATGCACAGCCAAGAAATAGGTGATTATGACATCACCATAGATTTTGGCGAATACGTTAACCCAAGCCCTGAAAATGTTGTTGCTACAATTGCAGCTGCCATACAAGGTCAAGTTATGGATATTAGAACAGCTCTTAAAGAATACTACGGCGATGACAAATCAGATGAAGAGATAGAAGTTATTGCATTAAATATCAAAGTAGAAAATAATAAAGCATTGACACCGGCTGAAAGAACGACTGTCGGATTAACACCGCAGCCGACAAATCCAATTGAACCATGATTCGATTAGAAGATTTAAACCGCGATTATAGAAGATATTATCACAGTGAGAAAGAAGTTTTATTTCTTGCTAACATTGGGTGTCAGTGGGTAACATCATCAAATGTCAGTGCGGTATGCAGATTCGCAGAATATCCAAACGATTTAGTAGTTAGGTTTATAAATGGCAGCGTATATCGTTACATGAATCTAGCTGATAAATACAACGACATTTTAAAATCAAATTCAAAGGGTCGTTGGGTATGGGATAATCTAAGAGGCAGAGTCAAAGGTCGGCACAAAGTTCCTTATGAATATTTAGGAAAAATATCGCTGCCAACTGATCAGGACATACCAGATGAAGTTTTGTTCGACAACATGTTATATGAAGGTATAGCGTCATTGGTGTTGTTAGAGCAAGTAAACATGATTTCAAACATGATAAATGTTTTGAGATAAATAAGCCGAAACGAGCGTTATCGTTATCAGTCGACAGACTATAAAATGGAAGGAGATTTAAAATGGATGAAAAGTTACAAGAACTCTTAGGTCAAGAAGAGGTTCAAAAAATTATCAATGATAAGGCTGCTGAATTAAGCGCAGAGCATGTTAAGAAAGCGCAAACAGAAGTCAAGCGTTCATTGAGCGAAAAACTAAAGGTCAATTTATTTGATGATAAAGAAGTGGAAACATGGTTAACATCAAAAGTTGATAAGAAAGAAGTAGAGACTGCTAAAAGTCAATACGAGGCAGATCTAGCGTCATATAAAACTAAGCTAGAAGAAGCCGAAAAAAACAAACCAAATATCGAAGAGTACGAAACCAAAGTAAAAGAAGCAACTACTAAATACGAAGAAATCACGATTGAAAATGCGCTTCTTAAGAATAACGTTGAACCAAACGATACACTTAAGAAACTTGTTATGTTGAAGAAACAAGAGAATGCAGAAGCTAACGTGGATGACATCATTAAAGGTGTTGTTAAAGACTTTGGGATTACGCAGACAAAAAGAGTCGGCATGCACATCGACACTTCGAACATGGTTAAGACGGGCCATGAGCAAGTTATGGCGGATATTCTAAAAAGAAAAACACACAAATAAAAGGAGAATAACACATGTCATTTATTGATGTAGATTTAGTCAAATACGGTAGTGAAACCGTTGACACGGCGTTTACGCCATTATTAGAGCCCAACCTATGGGCAGCAAAGACTTTCCAAGACGGCATTACATTTACTTCTAAATTTGAAGTTAATGAAGCTGGTCAAATTGCAGTACGCAAGCTTGGTAATCCAGGCAGTGCGAACACTGTAGGATCATTAGACTTCACGCACACATCCACTGCAGATTCTTTAATCCCTATTAGCTTTGACGTAAACATTCGTAGAAGTGAAAAGATTTATGAATTAGTAGAAACAGCAAGAGTATCTGGTAAAGGTGCTCAAAAAATGGATGTTGTACTTGAAAGTGCTGGCGAAGAATTCCAAGAAATTGCAGTTCAAAAGTTAGCTGAACAAGCTACTGCTGGATCAGTAACAACTGTTATTGACGGAAGCACTTACACGATTAAGAAGGCAATCATTGACGCTCGTAAAGAATTAAGAGAAAATAAAGCTCGACCTGACGCTTTAATTTGCAACACTGATTCATACGCGCTATTGCTTGAATTAAGCGGTAAAGAATACACGCCTAACTCAAATGAAGAAGTCTTAAGAACTGGCGTTCTAGGACGCATTTATACCATGAATGTGTTTGAAAACGAATTCTTAGGCGACCTTACAGGTACAGGCGCAGAAGCTGCAGACGAAGCAATTGACTTCGTTATGTACGACCATGACGCATACTCAGTATTGTCAAGACTTATTGGCTTGCGCTTAATGCCAGCGATTGATTTTGTCGGTTCATACGCACAATATCATTCAGTTCACGCATTCAAAGTGACAAACGCTGACAGAGTGTTGAAGAAACTTTCTGTAGTAAGCGGCACTTAGAAATTAAATGAAAGTTCGTAAGGGTAGCATAGTTACTAACATCTTAGACAAAAATTTAAACAAATACCTTGCACAAGGTTGGAAGATAGTCGAGGACGCGAAACCGTTTGAAAGCTATACAGAAGATCAACTCAAGGATATTGTCAAATCCAAAGGTCTAATTGCTGAAACGAAAGAAGACGCAATCCAGATGTTAGAAATCATTACAACCGAAGAACAAGTCAGTAACGAAGGGTTTACTGACGGATTGATAAAAGACATAGGGTAAGGGCTCAAACCCTTGCCCTTCTTTACTAAAGGAGTATGACATATGAATCCAAAAGATTTAGATAAAAATATAAGTGTATATGATTTTGATAACCATTTGCCAGTGCCAACACATAGTTACTTCAAAAAAACAACTGGTGAAGATTTAATGCTTGAACTTAGTATTGACGCACAAAAAGCAAATGCGATCATGTTTAAGCACGCCAAAGACTGCATGAACATATTACAAGCTAGCAAACTTATGCCAGATAGAAAAGTGATTGAATACCTTGTTGCTACTAACGAATCATATCGCATTGATTTTGTAAACTATGTATGTTCATATGTTGCAAGTACTCTCACGATAGGCGATCAAGCACTAACAGAAATAAGCAAAACAAATGATCCATTAGATAAACTTCCTCAAAACGCGCAGAATGCTATCAAATCAACTAATCTAGGCATTAAAAAGTTTACAGACATGTTGAGATATGAAGTAGAAGTTGCGTATCGAAAGGGGTACTAGTTATGTATGCAGGAAACAAAGAGTTCCCAAAACGTGGCCAATGGCAAGAAGCAATCGTTCCTTCTGATGTAGATGAAATCAACAGAGAAGAAGATGATGAACATTTCACTGGATTAGTTCCTATTAAGTATCGTTCAGTTGAAAAGAAGCGCGGTTATGTAGATGTTGAAACGATTGAGACTAAAAGATATTCTGAAATTGTCGAGACGAAAGCTAAAATAAAGTTTAAAGAGGGCGACAAATTTATCAATCAAGAAGGCGTTGAATTTGAAATATTAGAAGCAACATCGTATGTTGAAGATAAATACAAAGACGCCGTTAGAGTCTATCCAGGGCTTGCTGACAGATACAAAATAAATAGGTTGTTTTTAAAATGACACATGATGAACTTCTAAGAGAAATAGAAGTACTTAAAATTCAAGCTATAACTGTATTTACAGCAAGAGCGCCGCATAGGTCAGGAACTTTAAAAAGAGCGATTAGAGTCGAACCTAGTTCAGAAGGCTGGGGTTTTAGGATTGTATTAGACATATATTATGCCGTCTATGTTGAGGAAGCATGGCTTAGTCCTAAATGGGGTGGGCGCAAGAATTATAACGAAGGCTGGTTTAGACGAGCTTTTGAGTTTGTATTAAGATACATCGAATCGCGGTTGGGTGTACAATTCGTAAAGGGGTAAACACATGGAATATCTATCTAATCAGACCATTGCAAAACTTATTGAAGATAAATTAAATGACTACAGTGATTTGTTATTTTCTAACGAACTCATCACCGAACAAATACGTTTTAGAATCACAGATGACTTTCAAAAATATACCAGTAAGACAAAATATGAAGGTCTCAAATACACACCTGGTGTATTGCAGCTGACAGCGCCACGCATGCCCGAATATGCATTCGCGGGTATTTTGGCCGAAGATTATGTCATAACATTCTATGGTGTGATTAGACAACGTGATGATATTCAAAAAATACTCAATTATTATGTGCGCGTTCAAAACGATGAGCGTATTTTCACATACGACGGTTGGACGATTACAAACACGATACAAAAACCAAGATTCATTGAAACAGTTGATCACAACGAAGGTAAAAAAGAAGATAGTTTTATATTGCAGCTTGTTCTAAACTGGTCATATGTTTTAGGTGGCGTTGTTGGTAGAGATTCTAACATTAAGATTGACAACGTTCTAATGGACTACTATTCAATCGCATATCGCAATGATAAGAGTTTGCTACCAAACATCACATATGGAAAACATTCCAACGATAAGCTCGTTTCAGAGCAAGTAGTGATTAACTTCCCTATCCAACAAGGGAACACTAAGAACGTCGAATTATTGGCAAGTATCATGAATAGTTCATATAACAAAACACATACAGTTCAATTCACTGTTGGGTCAGTTGTAAAAACAATTACAGGTGTGATCAGAAGCGGCACTTTAAGTTATAACAATGACAACACCATTGTTGGGTTTATCATTACATTCCAAAAAGCGTTGCCAAGAATTCCTATTTATATTGACGATCAAACAGTCCTTGTTGGCGCATTCAGCGTTGACATGGAAAAGGGCATAGAGATTATTCCACAAGTTGGAGTTGGTAAGTTATCAATTAACGCAACAGCTGTCAAAATTGGTAGATCCATTTCAATGACTGTTATTTTAGACGGAAGTACAAAAGCCAACGAACTTGCAAAAGATATAGCAAACGATGACTTCATGAAGAAGCAATACGTTATTAGACATTCAATCGGTGGTGTCGAATATACGTTCTCTATGTTTATGCAAAAAGGACACTATAGATACACAGAAAATGCAAACCTTACGTTAGAATGTATTTTCGCTGGTGCTGCATAATGCCAGATGTAAGATATATTGCCGAATTGGTTATCACCGATAAAAAGTTATCGCAATCAGAAAACAAAGCTTTAAGCGAGATGATAGCAGAAGAAAAATTACAAGACGAACAAGGATCAAATCCGGTACTCAATCAAAAACCAGAAAAAGAGATTAAAAAGAATTTATCGTCAAGCATTCAAAAAGGCGCGTCTCTGGGCATAGCTGGTATAACACTTGCTGCAACTTTAATTACAAGCGCAGTGACTACAAACGCAGAATTACGCGGCGATTTTCATAGCTCGCAGCAACTTAAGAACAACGTTGCTATAGGTCAAGAAATCGGTGGCGTTGGTGCTACATTAGCGTTTGGCGCTGCATTTGGTGGTCCTGCAGGCTTGGGATTGGCGGCTACAGCAGTTGCTATGCAATACTCTATCAGAGCGTTTAACGTCGCAATGGAAACCAAACGATACGTTGACCAAATAGAAAAGGATAAATATAGATCCTCGATTGAGCAGCAAAGGTTGATTAGAGACATAAGCGGGGTAAGAAGATGACGATATCATTATGGATGAATGGTGCAAGATATGAATTAGCACCATACGTTAATCAAGAATCAATTAGTATAGCGCAAACAATAGACTCAACTTTAGACAGTGGGTCTTTTACCACGATATCAATGAAGAAAGACCAATTAGGGCCTACAATTGATTTGTCAAGACCGTTCATTCGTCTTTCAAGAGTTAGAATCGAAATAGAAACAAATGTATTTGAATTCTTAGTTGAAGAACCAAGAGTTGATAAGACCGGATATGATTCAATTGAAAACAATGAGTTATATCAGCATACAGTAAAACTTATAAGCCTATCTGCGCTTCTACAAAGAAGAACAATACCAGATATGGCAGTTACGCAAGGCTTAGGTACACTTGGCCTTTTTGTGCGTTCTGCTTCTGAAATGAAAAGAGTTGACCAAGAAAACATTATAGCAATACTTCCTGGTGGTTGGTTTGATGATTTATACATCAACGATCAATATAGAGACCCAGAGTACTTTACAACAGGTTTAAGAGTTACAAATACAGAAGTTACAGTACCGCTAACAATCACGACACAATCAACAGATTTAGATGTCATTAACGGACTAACAATGGTTGAAGCCGGAAGAAGTTATCAAATCAACATGGCGCTAACTGTTTGGAATATACAAAACTTAGGCACTCTAGCAAGAAGATCGGACGTTGACGCAGACATACAAATTGGTATCTATGTAGGCGGTGTACTAAAACAAACAGAAGTTATACATATTGATCCTGCGTCCTTAAGATATTCTGGTTGGTGGATTTTCTCTACAGCTCAAGACATCATACCTAAGATTGTAAACGTCAATAGAACATTTACAGTCGAAACAGAAGCTGCAAATCAGCTTGTACAAATAAAAGTTAAAACACTTGGTACAACAGACTATGACGGACCAGTAGGAAGCCCTGGCGGCCCTTATACCGCCGGAGACGTATTGTGGCTTAAAACAGCTAACGTAAGTCTTACGAGCACAGATGAACAAGCGGACGTTGAAATATATCTCGATCAAGTTGTAGATAAAGTTTTATCTGTTGGCAAAATTGGTAAAAGTCCAGAATTTGTTCAAGGACAAAACACAAGAGCAAGACTAAGACAAATCAAATCACCGGACTATTTGTGGCAAGGATATTATATGTGGGACGCCTTAAACGAAATAGCCGGTTATGTAGGTGCGTTAGTCACCATGAATGCAAGAACCAATTTTAACGAATGGATTGCAGCGACTGAAACAGATTACAATAACGGACTAACAAAGATTGATGTAGTGTCAAGTCCAGAGATGTTTATGAAATATCTAGAATGGTTTTATCAGAATTATCCATTAGGCACAGTCGCACGTAGATTCATCACAGAACCATATGAATTCGTGTCTGGTGACGTAGGCGAATGGAACGAAGGTAAGACATACATATGGGAAGCAAGCACGTTAGAACTCACGCCAGCGCCCTATGATTATGATGTGACATCACTTCAAGCATTGCCTGCACCAACATTTTACAATATGAAGGCCAGAGTCACTGTTAGAACTTGGACCAACACAACATATCATATTGCAGACTTTGGATACATCAAAGCTAGAATAGAAGATCTTCCACTTGCAGAAGAAAGCGGGAAGAAAGCGATCATATTAGGGTTTAATTTAATACCCTCTAATTATAGCGAATGGCAATCTGCATATCGCATACGCTGGGCAGAAAGAACAACACTAGCTAGTCCCTATACTTATGAAATCACAAATACAAATCAATTACCAGAACCAACACAAGTCGGGTGGAAAGCGAGACTTACAAACTTAACATGGGAATCAAAGACATATCATGTGGCGAATTACGGATATATCTTCTCTAGATATTCAGAACTTCCAGCAATTCAAGAAACAGGTAAGAAAGCAATCATTACCGGATATGATTTAATAGAAAGTAGTTATTCAGAGTGGATATCAACATATACCATGCAATGGGTACAAAAATCATCACTTGCTTCACCGTACAATTACGATGTCTATAAATACTCTGATTTGCCACAACCGCCAGCTTCTCAAAACTTAAAGGCTAGAGTGCGTGTACCTAATTGGAACTATCTTGGATATGTTTATCAAAATTATCCATTTGTAGCTGATCAAGGATATATCCAGGCAACACTCGATATGATTCCATTTTCTACAACAATCGGCAAGAAGGCTATTGTTACCGGGTATAATTTGATACCTTCTAATTATTCAGAGTATCAAGCGGCTTCATCCAAATTGACGCTAAACACATCAGAACTACCTACTGTGTCAGATGTGTGGTACGCTATGCAAAACCAAGCAGAACAGTATTTTAACGACTTAGGGCAAGCATGGGGTGCTGGAACTATATTTAGAACAGACGACGGATTAGGTAATGATTATTTCAAACTATCACCGGTCACAGGCGATGAGTTAAAAGCCTATTCATTAGGATCAATTAGCACATCATACTATCTATCTGAAAACCTATCAAGCGCACCAAGACTTACCGTTACCGTTCCAGAAATGCCAGGTGTATCGGATGTGTGGAATGCGCTGCAGTCGCAACAGTTACAAACATTTGAAAACCTAGATCAAAATGAAAGCGCCGGGTTAGTCATTAGAACTGATGACGGTTTAGGCAACAATTACTACAAGTTACAATATGCAGAAAACGGCAATCTAAGATATTATGAATCCATTGTTAGTTTCAGATATTTTGAGACAGAAAGCTACTATATTGAAGCTAGAACTACGGTCACAGTTGGCGAAGGTGGACATGATGAAAATGATGTTTGGTGGGCGTTGCAAAACCAACAATCGGCAATATTTAATAACATTCGTCAAAATTGGGAATATGGTTTAATTATAAGAGCAGACGACGGATTTGGTAATACCTATTGGAAGCCGGTGTTTGTTTATGATACGAATCCTTTATACAGACTTTCAAACGTCGTAAGAAGCTATTACAGATCAACAGAACTGTTAGCAGGCAATAGATTGACCGTAACAACGCCAGAACTTCCAAATGGGCTAGATGTTATGCTAGCATTTAAAACACAATTTCCTCAATATTACGCAGACCTAGAAGATTTCTATTTATCTGGTGGAATGGTTAGATCAGATGACGGGCTAGGAAACGCATACTGGAAATTGTCAGAAATAGTCAAAATGTTTGCTAAGGTTGTTGAGTCTTCATCAACGAAACCAACTGTAGAATTTAAGTTCTTTGATGACATGGAATCACAAGTTCGCTATGACGCACCAAACGAAAAGAGTCATGCTGCAATTGCATACTTTGAAGACTATGTTAACGCAATTGAAATAAATGCAGAAAACATTATCGGAGATGAAAACGCAATTAAAGTAGAGCCATTCAAGGGTGGTTGGGCTACATTAAGAGCTATTGAAGACGGATTGTCACAAATAACTACTGCCAACTTAAGTTATCATACAACATTGAAGATAGACAAACCAAGAAAGATATTAGTTAAAGGTATAGCAGTAAACACAGCAAATCATTCGTTTCCAGCTGCCACTGTTTGGGATATTACCGACAGAGTATTAGAAAAGACATATTGGGACACACTCACAAATGAATCAAGCTATACATTCATTGGTAGATCGTCGTTCAATAAGAATAACACGCTTTACTATCAAAAAGGTCAAAATAAGATATTCAACATGTCATTTACGGGTACTTTCGAACCACAACTCATTGGCCAACCACAAGTAATAAGAGCGTTATATGAAACGATATTTGCACAAGCAACGCTGCAAACAAATGAAAATGTAACAACCTTAGATCCTGGAACGACAACAGCCGATGACGCTATACAAATATATATCGAATACAAACAATATTCACAATCCAGAACGACGATATATAAAGAAGATCAAACAGGATTCCAAACAGAAACAGTTAAATTCTTCAACGAGACAGCTCGAGTTAACGAAGCGAAATCACTTGGCAATTATGCACAAAATATTGTCAATCGAATGGGCGGCACAAACATATCTAAAACAGGTATTGTTGCAACAGTTGGAGAACTTCCAACGATAGGCCAGCCAAACACCAAAGGTCAAATACTCGTTGTAAGAAATATCCAACCCAGAGAGGATCACGTTTTATACAGTTTGAATTATGTTCAAGATTATGCAGTGATATCTAGTTATGTTGACATCTCAAGCAGATTAAGACAGTATGAAATACCGCTCGATGAAATGGTACTTAGAATTGATAAATATCGAGAAATGATGATTTTCACAGATTGGATTCAATATTCTGATGATACATCATATGTTGATCGCACAATGTTCTTACGAGCGCTAATGAATTTAAAAGTACCTGGTGCGCCGACATACGCTTATATCCAATACGAACTATCAGACGGAAGCTATAAACGCGTAGACGCGAATGTAGACGTCATATCAATGGGTAAAACATTATCAATTAACATTAGAATGAAAGACAACTTTAGCGCTGGCGTTAGAAAGTACACAACGACTATCAATGGCGTTACTCAAAAATGGCAAGAAGAAGTTCAATACACCGACATATACGGCCGCGTAGCTCAAGTTAAAATTGATTTGTACGCTATGGGAAGCGCAACACTGCAAAGAATGAATAACTATCCTTTGGCAGCGAATAACGCAGGGCTTATTCCAATTTCAAGCTTGTCATATGAACTAAATAAAGACGCAAGAGAGATTACGGCAATAGCGCAAGAAGTGACATTCTTAAGCGAGTCAAACAGTGTTGTCGTATATCCAGGGTTTGCAAGGTTTAATCCTTTGGGTCTGCAGGAAACACTAGATTACAACATAAAGCGTGCAGTACTTAATTATAGACCAGGTAAAAACTCGACAATAGTAGATTTAAACAAAATTGTATCAGACACAATCAATGTTCAATTTTCTGGCAATCGCATAGATATTACAACTACAATTACCGGTCAAGGTGTTGTGTGGTACGAAGAAAACAGCTTAGAAATTCTTATGGTGGTATTCATGACAAACACAACAAAATCCATTTATTGGAAGACAAGAAGGTAAGAATATGAAAAAATTAGTACTTTTAAGTGTTTTCATGATATTATTATTTATAATAAGTGCATGCGATTATGGATACAAACAACCAGAAGGATATGCAAAGCTATATTTTCACAACAACGGTACAGATTGGATCGCCTACGTCAAAGAAGACGGTCCAATCATAGACCGATACGATTATAAAGGTGAGATGATTTATGTCTATTACGTCTATGATGACGTCAATAATTTATTTGCTCTTGCCAACAAAGAAGAAATACAAGTCTACATACTAGAAGGCAATACGTGGTATGTCAAAGCTACTGATATTAAATATATCAAGATAGGAGATAAAACATGAAAAAAAACGCACTACAATTTATTATCGACTCATCTGGGAATTATCTCGACTATTCCGGATCAGTCAGAGCGTTATCAAATTATGTCGGCATGGTACAGATTATCACACCTTTACCATTAGACGACGCTGTAGGGATTAATTTTATTGTATATGATAGCAAGATTCAAAACCTATCTCAATACGTAATTCCAACAGCATATAAAGGCCGTGATGTTATTCCAGAAACAGACGTCTTATACCAGACTGTATATAACTGGAATGTGTTCGAAGTGGAAATATTTGAAAAAGCGTTATCTTACATTTCGAAACATCATCAAGGTCGTATAGGTGCAAGCTTCACATTTGAAGAAATTGTACCGTCAGCTAGAGCGGTCACATACAAAGGTCTATTCGGTTCAGAAACGCCACTACCAACAACAGGCATGACAACCGGAGATTATTATGTGTGTGAAGACTACAACTACAACGCACAAGGATTCGTGTTTGGCAAAGGGCAAATTATTTATTGGAATGGTACAAAGTGGATTAAAGACCGCATGGTTATGAAACTAACTACAGCTACAATTGATATTCCTGTTGATCCTACGCTATCTGTTGAATACGAATTGACATTAGAAGAAATAAATTACCTAGCTTCTATTGGTGCTGATGTTGCTTTGTTAGGTCAAAGAATGACGGCAGCAGAGGGCAATATTGAAAATATAAGAACAGGAGATTTCGTATTAAGAAAGATATCTTTAGACACAGATGACCCTGCTGAAACATTAGGTATTGGAGAAACAAGGTGGAACGCACAACAAGATTGCTTAGAAACTAGAATCAGTGCTGACGTTGTTATTCAACACGGTCAAGAAGTCACAGTAAAGATCAGAAGCGATGTTGCAACACAAATGAACGACGGAAGCCCATTTTGTATATCAGGCGGCATAGGCGGAAGTTCAATTATGCTTGCGATACCAGGAAGTAACGAAAATGTTGATTTATCTGAAAAGACAATTGGATTAACTACAGAGGTCATTGCACCTTATGCAAATGGTCACGGGACAATATACGGACTAGTTAATGGCATTAAAACGGATTACGCAACATGGGTTACCGGTCAACAACTTTGGTTAGGCAACGGCAACATAACAAACGTTAGACCAGCGGGCACAAAATATATAGTGAGAATCGGTATAGTTGGACGCGTTCATGGAATAGACGGTTCAATATTTGTAAGCCCAAGATATTATCCAACAATAGATCAACTATCAAGGGTGAATATCACGAATGGCGCTGCAAACGATATTCTCGTTAGAATGGCGGACGGAACGTATGTCAATTCGCAATGGCTTAAAACACTACAAGACGCACACGACGCACATGTAGCGCGAACAGACAATCCACACGCTGTTACTAAGTCTCAAGTCGGACTAGGGAACGTAGACAACACATCTGATGTCAATAAACCCGTATCAACACTTCAAGCTGCAGCAATAGTTTCGGCGGTATCGAATCATAATTCTAGTGGTTCTGCGCATGAAGACATACGTAATATGATTGCAGCACTTGTTGGCGCATATGTATATCGTGGAACGATTGCAGTAAGTAACCCAAGCGATGTTCAACTTACAGCTAGAATTGTTGAGCTATTAAGTAGACAACCCGCTATCGGTGATGTATTAGTAGATATAGATAAAAACGAGTGGTATTTCAACGGCACAGATTGGAATAACTACGGTCAATTTATCATCGGATTAGCGAGTGCTACATCTGACGGTCTTATGACAAAAGAATTTTTCACTAAATTAGATGATTTATACAGCCGTGTAGATTTAGATCAAGTGCTTGCGACCAAAGTTGACAAAGTTATTGGAAAAAGTTTGATTGATGATTTATTGATTACTAAAATATCTGAACAGTATTCAAGAGTTCAGCTAGACAATATCCTATCAAATATTTATACCAAACCAGAAGTTGACGCTATATTGAATCAACTTAAAGCAATATATGGTTGGAAGGATAGTGACTTAGGATATTTAAGTAACAACGACACAATCGCAATTAGCATAGTAGATCAATACGATTTCATTGTTGTTCAAATTCAGACAGACGGTCAAATCACAAGCAAGATATTCGCACCAAGTGAAATAAACAGCGGTGAAGCAATTACTGAAATTATCAATACAACACCGACAGTGACAAGTATTATTACTAAAGGCGCTACCAATTACACGTTCACAATTTCAAGTGGAACGGCTACAGCGCATTTAATTGGTGTAAAAATGGACTACGGATTACTCAATGAGGTAAGACAAGTAGGTACAACAACGATGTCGTTTGTGAATGGGAAGTTAACATCAGTCGTTAGCGACAATGTCAACACATATTTAAGCTACGACACAAATGGTAACGTGGCTAAAATAACCGAAACATACGCAGACGGCAAATCATACGAAACAACATATACAAAAGACGTCGAAGGACGTATCAAATCACTTACGAAAGTAGAGGTATAAAAAATGGGAGTCAATTTAACGCATGTATTAAATGATGTTATTTACATCAAAAAAGTGGATGATGACGTAAGCTACATTAAGCGCATAACCGAATATGGTGTGCGTGAAGTAGTTGGTCAATCCGCAAGCGAACTCGAAAGAGTGACAAGGTTAAATGGCGTCAAGATAATCGGTTCAGCTACTGGCTTAGTTGCTAATGTAGCAATCGACGGCGCATTAGCAGAGAACTCATTTGATTTTATTCCTATCTTCCAAAGAACGCGTGAAACCGTAATTGCAACAGATCAAGCAGCAAACGATGTTTCTAACGTTTTTGTAAAGGTAAGGAAATATTACATTAAAGAAGAATGGGTAAAAGAAGGCGGCGTTGATTATCATTATCTATGGATGTGTGAAACAAAATTAGATGACGGTTACAGGTTGCCACTACCCTTTAAGAAGACAGACGGCACAGAACGTGACTATGCTTACATGGGTGCGTATGAAGCGTTCTTAGACGCTAATAACAAACTACGTTCACTCACAGGACAGTTTCCAAGAGTTACTTATTCAAGAAATAATTTCAGAACGGCAGCAAGAGCGCTCGACGGTTTAGGTGTCAACTCAAAATATCAAATCACAGACTTAGCCGAATACGTTGATTTAGTTCAGATACCATTCATGATTGAGTTTGCGACAAAACATTCTCAAGGCGTCTTTCTGGGTGCAACTTCAATGGCTTACAGTGCAACGCATACAGCAGTTGCAGACGGCACATCAGTAAATTTCATTGTTGTATCGAACGCAACAGGCGCTAACTTCGTCTTAGGTCAAACTATCTCAATTGGAACTGCAAATTCAAACAGCACAGTAGCAAACGATAGAGTTGTTACATTGATTGAAGTTGATACACCAAACGCCGGTGAAACTAAAATCACCTTTGACGGTGCAGCGGTTAATATCGTGATTGGTAATGTTATTGCTTCACGCGGTTGGAAGACAGGTGCAACAGACCAAGTTAAAGTTAGTGGTACACACGCATTAAATGACGGTAAACACTCAATTGTATGGCGTGGTTTAGAAAATCCATTTGG